GGAAGTTCATTTAGAGCAACTTCAAATGGTAATTTTGTAGTTAATGATGGTATTAGTGATGTATCTGCATCATTAAATAGTAGTTCAACTGCTTCTATTGAACATGTTTTTGGAACATCTCCATTAGGACAAAAAGGTGCATATACTTACGCATTCTTTAAAAATAGTGATGTTAATTTTAATTCACATACTACACTTTCTATTAACTATAATGTAACACAAGAGTATGCAAGTGATGCAACTTACGCTTCTACACCTTCAATTCAATCTCAATTAATTGGTGGTAGTAGATATAACCTATTTACGGTTCATACCTTAGCGGATGGTAATGTTGAAAACACAAGATTTAAAGTAACTATTGGTAATGTAAAACCAGCAGGTTCAGTAGCAGGTTCTGATTATGGAACATTCTCTTTATATGTAAGAGATTATAATGATACTGATAAAAAACAAACAGTATTAGAACAATATAATAATATAACTTTAGATCCTAATTCAGTAAACTACATTAGTAGAGTTATTGGTGATACATACGAAACAATTGATGATAATGGTAAAGTAACAAGTACTGGTGATTGGGCTAATAAATCTAAATATATTAGAGTTGAAACAAAAGATTCTTCATTATATCCTGTGGTAGCAGTACCTTATGGACACGATGCTTATACGAATACATTTGCAACAGATGGTGATGATGAATTAGTTCCTGCAGTAACTTACGCAACTGGTTCAACTTATGTATATGCTGGTATAGATTTAGAAGGAAATACTGATAATGAAATTTATTTAAAACCAATTCCTACATATGCAACTCCTGGAGCTAATACAGCATTTGGATTAGATTCAGTAGCTGGTTTACCATTAACTGGTTCAGTAGCATCTAATGTTGCTAAGAGAGTATTTAATGTAGCTTTCCAAGGTGGTTTCGATGGTTTAAATCCAACAACTCCTTCTTATAAAGGTGCAGATATTACAGCAACAAATACACAAGGTTTAGATTGTTCAACTTCAACTTCAAATGGAACAAAAGCATATGTAAAATGTTTAAATGCTTTATCAAATGTAGATGAGTGGGATATTAACTTATTAGCAACTCCTGGTGTAAATCATATGGACCATCCTGCGGTAACACAATACGCAATGGATATGGTTGAGAACAGAGCAGATACATTCTATATTATGGATGCAACTGCATTAACAACTAATAGTACAGAAGGTATTGCAAATGCAGTAGCAGTAGCAGAATCATTAGATACTAACTACACAGCAGTTTATTATCCTTGGGTTAAAACAATTGATACAAACACAAATAAATTAATTGCAGTTCCACCTTCAGTATTATTACCAAGAGTTTATGCAGCTAATGATGCTTCATCAGCTGAGTGGTTTGCACCTGCAGGTTTAAATAGAGGTGGTATCACTGGTGCAGTAGCAGTATTAGATAGATTAACTCACTCTGATAGAGATACTTTATACGAAGGAAAAGTAAATCCAATCGCTCAATTCCCTGGACAAGGTATTGTAGCATTTGGACAAAAGACTTTACAAAGTAGACCTTCAGCGTTAGATAGAATTAATGTAAGAAGATTGTTAATTGCAGTTAAGAAATACATTGCATCTACAAGTAGATACTTAGTATTCGAACAAAATACAACTGATACTAGAAACAAATTCTTAAATGTAGTTAATCCTTATTTGGAAAACATTCAACAAAAACAAGGTTTATACGCATTCAAAGTTGTAATGGATGATACAAACAATACTCCAGATGTAATTGATAGAAACATCTTACAAGGTGCTATATTCTTACAACCAACTAAAACAGCTGAATTTATTCAAATTGATTTCAATGTTTTACCAACTGGGGCAACTTTTAACGCATAAATTAAAAAAAGATATACTTATAATAAGTAAAGGAGAATAAACAATGGCTGACGTATTATCATTTGATAAGATATTTTATACCAACTTTGAACCAAAGTTAGCAAATCGTTTTATTATGGAAATTGATGGTATTCCATCTTACATGGTAAAAACTGCAAACAGACCTAAGTTAGAAAGTGAAGTTGTAGAATTAGATCATATCAACTTAAAGAGAAAAATTAAAGGTAAATCAAATTGGACTGATATTACTATTACATTATACGATCCAATTGTACCAAGTGGTGCACAATCTGTAATGGAATGGATTAGAACATCTCACGAATCTATCACTGGTAGAGACGGTTATGCAGATTTCTACAAAAAGAATATCGATTTCTATATGTTAGGACCTGTTGGTGATAAAGTAGAACAATGGAAAATCGTTGGTGCTTGGATTTCTTCTGCTGAATTTGGTGATGTAGATTGGAGTTCAAACGATCCAGTTATGATTACATTAACTATCACTTATGATTACGCAATCTTAGAATTCTAATCTAAAAGATATAAAAAGAAAAGGGAGACATTATTTGTTTCCCTTTTTTATTTTCATTATATTTATATATACAAATATATAGTTATGACATCATTAGAATTTACAATTTGGTTAAAAGGATTTATTACCGCATGTAATGAATATTCACCAACTCCAAAGCAATGGGATATTATTAAAGAAGAATTAAATAAAGTAAGTGATAACATTGGAACTCCTATTGGAACAGGTGGATGGGGAACACCTAATATGAGTCCAATAACACCAACTCCATATATTCCACCATACCCAAACGACCCATTTAATCCATTTAAAGTATATTGTGGGGATCCAAATACGGGAACAGCACAACCTAATTTCGCAATTACAACAACACCAGGATATGGTTCTATTTCAATTGCTAACCCTAATTTAGTATCATGGGGTTCTGGTTCATTAACAACTACAACAAATGCAAATTTCCCAATATCGGGTAGCAATGTTACTTATACAACATACGAACCTTATACAACAGGACCGGATGCAAAAAACAAAAAAATAAAAAAGAAATAGTTATATAAAACAAACAAAAAGTTATTATGGAAGAAAACGTAGGTATACAAAGAGGTGGAGTTCCAACAACCCCAACACAACCTCAACAAACAGCAGCAACATTTGATTTTCCAACACAAGTAATATCCCTACCATCAGAAGGTAAGGTATATGCAGAATCAAATCCTCTTAGTAAAGGAACATTGGAAATTAAATATATGACGGCTAGAGAAGAAGATATTTTAGCAGATAGAAATTTAATCAACAAAGGTATAGTTTTACAAAAATTATTAGAATCAGTAGTGGTTCAACCTGGTGTTAATCCAGATGATTTAATTGTAGGTGATATCAATGCAGTTTATTTAGCAACTCGTATGTTAGGATATGGTCCTGATTATGATGTAGAAGTAACGGACCCTTTTAGTGGTGAAAAACAAAAAGTAACAATTGATTTATCTCAAATTCAAACTAAAGACGTCGATTTTAGTAAATTGAATTCATCTAATAGATACGAATTGGAATTACCTGTTTCTAAAAAGAAATTAGTAGTTAAGTTACTTACACACAAAGATGAAAAGGATATTACAGCTGAAATAAATGCATTAGAAAGATTAACAAAAGGTAAGAGTGTAGGAAATGAAGTTACAACTAGATTCAAATATATGATTTTAGAAGTAGATGGTAATAGTGATAGAGGATTTATTAATAAGTTTGTTCCAAATATGTTAGCAGGTGATACTAAGGCATTAAGAGCATTCTTTAAAGATATTTCTCCAGACTTAGATATGACATTTCAATTTACATCTGATTTAACGGGTGAAACGGAGGCACTTTCTATCCCGTTTGGGGTTTCCTTTTTTTACCCTACCACCTAATTACACAAAATCACTATACGAAGAAATATTTTTCTTGGTTTTTAGTGGTGGTGGTGGATTTACGTTTGGTGATGTGTATAATTTACCATTACATATACGAAGAATGTATGTTAATCAATTGGCAGATATTAAAAAGAAAGAACAAGAACAAATACAAAAAGCAAATAGTAAAGTTAGGAGAAGATAAACTCCTAACTTTTTGTTTTATATGATATTTATATAAAATCATGCAAAGATATGGAACAAAACCCAAAAAAATTAAGTGAAGGA